AAGAAAGATGACATTATAGGATCCACCTCGGACAGCAGATGAAGAAGTAGAGTTTGACGAAATTTTTGATCCATTTTCTAATTCTAAAGAACCTTTATTCCATGATATTATACCTTGTTGCATCCATGTAGGCAAGTTTTCATATGCCAGTTGCAATCTTCCAAGAAGATCTCTAGCAGTAGATGCTTTGTTAGCAAGAATTGCTATATTAACATTATCATTAAATACAGCATAATGTAAAAGATATGCTACACATGTAGTAGACTTACCAGTCTGACGTGGCATCTTACATATGTTAAAACGATTCTCATGGAATCGTGTAATCAACTTTTCCTGAAAATCATAAAGTTTAAATGGTACCAATCCATGATCCAATGATACAATCTGAATATAATTTTTGGCAAAATAAACTGGATCCTCTTTACATTTCAGGAACTCAATAATCTGCTCTTCAGTATACTCATGTTGAGTATTAGCCTTTTT